AACGGATAAAATTCCCTCTCATATCCGAGATAAAATTGGATTAGTAATCGTCGATGAAGCACATATGTTTTGTTCTCCCTCTCGAGTAAAACCACTTCTGCATTTCTCTCCAAAATATATTATCGTCGAAACTGCTACACCAGAACGCCCCGATGGTCTAGAAACAGTTATACATCAATTGGCCGGAGAACGTTTTATTCTTAGAGAAAGTGATAAACCATTTAACTTCTATGTAATTAATACCGGTTTAGAATATCCAACCGAAAATGATAACCAAAAATGGACCGAACTTCTTGGAAAACAGATGATATGCGAGAAAAGAAACAAGATTATCATGGATTTAGTAGAACGACATCAACATTTTAAAACAATGATTATTGCTAATCGAACCGAACATTGTCGAATTTTAAAGAGGGGTTTGGCTTCAAGAGGAATTGATAGTTCAGAGCTTCATTCAAATATTAAAAAATATGAGGTAAAGAACGTACTTATTGGAACCGCGAAAAAGATGGGAACCGGTTTCGATGAACAAAATTATTGTGATGAAGAGGGCGTTAAGCCATCTGAAATGACCTTTATATTGTACTCATTTAAGACTTTTCTTTCGTTTGAACAGACTTCCGGTAGAGGAAAAAGAGCCGATCATCCAAAAATTATTATGTTCAATGATAAAGTTGGTATGGTGAATAGTCATTTTACTAAGATGAGAAAATGGGTAAAAGAAGCCGGTGGAACAATAATTAATGTTCCATGTGATAAAATTAAAGATTTGGTGATTACATTCCAAGCATAATTGCATATGCTCCGTTACCATATTCCCAAACATTGATCTCTCCGCTATATCGCGAAGGGGCATATTCGTCATAGATACCATCACTGTTCCTATATCTAATTCGTAATTCACCCTTCTCTTCTACAGAAGTCTTACGGTAAATTTTACCTATTTTCTCATTTGGAATTGGTATTTTTTCCTTTGAGAGATAATAAATTGCTTCGTCAAATTTCTCGGTCTCAATATCGGTCTCTTTATTCGAATACTCAAGAATTTCTTCCTCAGTCATATCAAGAAATTCAAGTAAGAAATTATTATCAGGAATCATTTTCCAAACTGTTTCTCTTGTAAATAGATAACCAAGATTAATTTTCCAGATCATCCAAATCAAGCAACCCATAATTGCCTCTTCTCTTCTTTCCGAAATAGTATTCTGAATTAAAAAATATTTTCCATCACTTACTGAACGATAGTTGAAAATTTTATTTCTAACACTCCAACTATCCTTGACTATCTCAATATCATTTTCAATGTTCTTTATTCCACTATAATATTGATCATAATTTTCTTTTCCGATGATAATTTTTGTATTTCCATATCGTTTGAAATCTTTTTCATTATTGAACAGACCGATGATTGATTTATTAGGTATTTTTGGATAACCGTTTAGCGAATATTGATAATTTTTAATATACCTCTTCATAACATCAAATAATTTCTCATACAATCTAATCTTACCTAGATTAAATACCAATGGAAAATGATTCTCATAATATATAATTCCGTCCTCTGTAGTATTAATATGAAATGGAAAACGATAATCAATTTTTATTGGAGTAAGATTGATAATGTCAATGATCTTTTTCTCAACCATCAAATCAACATAAGTCTCAAACCATTCATCGACATCTTCAATACGACTAATATTCCATAACCAAAGAATAATCTGTTTTATGATATTAGCATTCTTTCTTACAATACCAATATTATAGAACACTTGATTCTTTTTAAGAATATTTTTAAGCAGCACATATTCATAACAAACCTTTTCTCGTGTAACTAGTTTTCTAACATCTCGACACGGAATAAACACTCCATTGGGGAAATTTTTAAGTTCATACCATAATCCCTCTGAACCAATAACATAATTATCTCCAAATGTTCTAATCACCTCCTCCTTCTTTGTCTCATATATCATCTTCGAAATTTTAATATTCATTGGCGGAGACGGTTTGACAAATATTGAGATCTTTTCACCGGTATCGGTTGAAATATTTACTTTTATCATTCTTCCAGAGTCATTAATATCTTGAGAAATAATCTTATAATCAGACAGAATAATATTCCAGTTAATTCCATTATAGGCATTCTTTTCTATCTGATCAAACTTTACAACCGCATAGTTTTTGGTCTCGATAAACATCTTTAACTCTTCCAAAAATTCTTTTTCTCGTAGAAAAGGAAAGGCTCTTTTTCCAAGACTATGTTTATCAACTTCAATTAATTCGTAAATTGGAATTGATTTCCTGGAAAGATGTTTGATGAGAAGTATAGTTGGTAGTTTTTCATTAAATTCTCGAATATGATAGAAATTATGATTTGGTTTTTCAAGCGTAGTTGTACCATCTTCATATGAGAAAACAAAGATGTTAACCATAAACATACTTTCCAAAATACGATAATAATATAAACTATCAAATATTACTTCCTTATCTTTTACAAATTCTTCTACTTGAGATGGTTCATATTCATATGTCTCCTGTGCGCAAACGGAAAGATTTACAAAATTCGGAATCATATCTCTCAGGGCAATAATTAAAGCATCTCTTTCTCTAATTCCACGCGAGAGATATTCTTTCCTAATATCAATCAGATTAGAAATCTTTTCTCTTATTTCGGTATTTCTTTTATCAATATGAGAAAGATATTCCTCGAGGTGTTCCGATGCAAGCATCAAACAATGAATAAACGAGGATGTATTGCTCTTAATAACGCCCCTTCTAGAATAAGATGTTTTCTTGATGTTCCCCAAGAAATGAGCGAGATCAGAGGGAAGAACACCTTCTTGATCAGGGGATAAAATTTTAATAGTTTTCAAACGATTCTCTTTTCTAACTCTACGTTCATTCTTTTTTGCCATATAATCAACTTCATCTTTTCTAATCAAATCATAATCATCAATATAATCATCGCTTCTTACAATTCCACAACAAGGAAGAACCGGATATTTTTGATCAATCGTTGGATTCTTCATAAAATAAAGATATGGATATGTATTCTCTGGGCATACAAAGTGATACTTTTTTGAACGTTGTTTTGACTCGAGTGGTGGAAAAAGGGTAACGTTCTTTTTACCGTCATACGATGGAGATGAATAATTCTCCCAGTCACTTACATCTTTATTGTCAATGATAATTGGTTGTTTGGCACAAGGACAGAATTTACCATAATAATTAGTTGGAAACATTCCAGTTGCGTGTCTAAGATTATCAATTTTTCTCACTCTACCTTTTGCGGTAGCCTCGTTTTCTCCGATATACTCACCCCCCAAACCAATTCCATCCTCGCCAATGTATCTTTCCTCGATAATACCAACCAGGGTTTGGTCGAAATCTATCGAATGATAATATGAAATTAATTTTGATAATACCAATATGAATTCATTTACACTTGAGTGATCAATGGTTTTTGTTCTAAAATCAACTAAATATCTACTATTGTGGATAGGTAAAAGATTAAAACTGACCGAGTGACCGGTTTTGTCCTCGTAATTCTTGAAGTAATATTTGGTATTTTTTCTCAAAGAGCGCGGTGAGGCGTTCTCATTGATATAGATGAAATTAGAAACCATTTTATCGAAAAGTGTTAGGTATCTCATCCGAATCTCTGAAAAATTATTAAAATCAATTTCAAAATTTCCCCGAAGAGAGATCTTCTTTTCATTAACATAGACGATATTTGGAAACAGTTTCTCAATAATATCCTTTATTTGATTAAGTGTATTTCGGGGATAACTGAAACTCATTTTCGACTCAATGAGATCAATATCTATCATTTTAATCTTTTTCGAGTCATCATCCATAATTGTTACAAAAACATAGATATGATTTGGTTTTCTATCCATCATATTATATTCTTCATTCATTGCATCTGACAGACTTCTATTTCCTTCGGTTAATTTATAATAATTGGTACCAAAAAAAGAGTTATAAACAATCAATAATACAAAGTTATTTGTTTTCATATTATCAAATATAATTCCACCACTATCAATATCAAATTGATATTCACCATCTCTAACAAAAATTTCAATCTCAGTCTCTTCCATTTCTAGTGTTCTTTCGATATTTTCTGGGCTATTTGAGAATGGGAGAGCGTTAATTTCTGTATAGAAAGCATTAATTCTGGAAAGTTTCTCCCTCATCATTTTGATATTTCCCTCGACCGCAATTGTCACTTCTCGAGAATATTCTCCGAGTGAAACCTTATCAAATACTCGATCACTGATATTGGAAAGACTATTTAGATTATCAATAAGTTCATCTTCGTTCATAGTATCCTTATTTGCTAGGTAATAAATTAACATAAAGTTGCCCATCGAAATCTTGAAATAATTTCTTATAATTTGATGCAGACCAGTCCTTGAATCCTTCCCTTGAAGATATTTCTTCAGATTAATAATTTCTCCTTCCTTGCCATAAAAGATAAATTTTTCTGGTATTTTTTCTTGAAGAGCTAACTTAATTAAATTCGTCACTCTTTCTCCGATTACTTCATTCTTAACTATCGATTCTACAGCCGTAAAAATAGTTTTTTCCTCGGAAATAGTATCTAGATTACTTTTAAGAAGTTCTTTGATATCTATATCAGGTATAATTTCTTCGTTACTTTCACTTATATCACAGAGAAAATAGATCTTTTCGATTACATCTTCTTCATCCTCAGAATAAATAATTTCAAGATCATCCATTTTATGAAAGGTAAAACTACTTATTCTTCTTCTCAAAATGCTATCTATTCCAATTATATTAATTATTGTTATTTCAGTAGTTATCTTTTATCAATATTATTTTACAAAAAGATATGGGCTGTGGTTGGAAAAACAACTTCCTGTCGAAGTAGATCAAAGTTTGGTGTGGAAAGTAAAATATCTTTCTTTTGATTTGTTTAGTCCAAAATATGTCTCTGTTCCTCAAAATTCTAAAATTATAGGAATGTTTTTTGGAGTGAAAATGTTAGATATATATGACACAAAAATGAGACATATAAAACATTATTATCAACCAACGGTATTGGTATTAGAAGAGGGTATCGACATATTTTCTGGAGTAAATTATCATATCATGATCAGATATCATGAAGAGGATGAAAACATAATCGAAATGAATACATTTCTTCATCTTTCGTCGTCATCTGTTATTACACCAAAACCAATGTATGAAATATATTTGAAAACATGTTATGATGAAACGCATTATAGTCAAGAAAGTTCACAATATATACAACAGATAACCGAAGAAATGGAAGAAAAGAACTATGAACTTGAGACTATTGAAATATCCGGGATTAGACGATCATTTCCATCTAACATGTTAATCAATGAGATCGAAATTTTTCTCGAGGAAGGAAAAACAGTTATCATCATGACAAGTAATAAAAAGAAAACGCTTTCAATTGAAGAGCATTTACTTGAATTTGATAGTGAGAATAAAAAATTTGTATGGTCACCGTCCGGAGATGATAATTTTTCATTTTTAATATTGGATGAGGGTGAAAATGTAGAAATATCGATAAAAGAATATTTATACTGCGAACAGTCAAAGGTATTACCAATTTCAGTAATGACATTCGTCCCCTCAGATTAAAACATTACTTACTCGACGGTCGCGTTAGCTTTCGGTTACGGTTTTTAATTTTTGAAAAATTGGTTTTACCATTTTCGGTGAAAACATTATTTTTCTTACCGTAACGAGGCATGGTTTTTCTGCTCAAAATTTTAATTATTTTATCAATTTTGAGCTAATTGCATGAATAACTCTTACTCTTTCGTACCTTGATGTAGCATTTTTTCTTACCGTATGCTAGCTTTTCTGTAACCACTTTTTTCTTTTCGTCGTCAGTCTCCATGAACTTTAATATGTAAATCGTTGTTAATTTTTCGTTTTTGTTAATGTTTAATAGAAAACCGAAAATGAAAAATAAATGAGTGTAATTAGAAATCAAAAAAGAGATACCATGTCATCTGAAGATATTGAAACACTCACCGACCTTGTGAAGGAACTTCACATTAAAATTGATGGTCTTTTGGAATCCAAGAGGGCTACTCCGGCCACTAAAACAAAGCAGTTTGTTTTGACCACGTCAAAATTTCTTGACTCATCCGAACCACTTTGTGCTTATATGCAGAAGAATGACTGTGATGGTCATTGTGGAAAACCGGCAAAATTTTCAGTTATCAAGGGAGAACCATTGGAATTGTCCGAACTAAAGGCCAAGCCGGCGGCAGATGCCGCGAAGGCCAAGCTTAGGGCAGCATATAACAGATGCACTGCATGTAAGAACAAAGGAAAGGATAAGAGCACTTCCCGTTGTTATACAAAGATTTATAACTTCCTTTATGGTAATAATGATGATGACGATGTTGTTATTGAGGGTGGTCTGGATAAAATCATTGGTTCTCCCGAGAAGAAGGAGAAGAAGAAGGATAAGGAGAAGGAGAAGGAGAAGGATAAGAAGAAGAAGAAGGAGAAGAAGGAGGATGAAGAAGAGCCTGATTTTGAGGCGGGGCTTGACGATCCTCATGAAAAGAATCCTCATCTTAAGACCACTGAACGATTTCACGATAAAGTAGTTAATGTCGGTAAGAAGTTTGTTATTCTTAGATGTTACACCGATAAACGTAAGGATGTATGTATCGGTACTCTGAACGAAGAACCAGAAGATGAGGATTATGAGTCTCTTCTCAAACAACCAAAACCTGACGTGATTGAGCAAATGAATGTTAAATATAAGACACCCGAAGAGTCGTTGAAGGAAACCCCACCAAAAGCGAAGAAGACCGAACGAAAACAACGTGTAATTGAGGAGGAAGATGAAGAGGTTGAAGATGACGAGGAAGATGATGATGGTAACAAAGCCTTTGACAGTTTGATCAATGGAGAAGATAGTGATTAGTTCATAATAGAATCTAACATTGTATTTTTTACAAAAAAAATACAATCCGGCTTAAATAAAGTTATACCATTAAAATGGATATTCTAGCGATTGAAGAATCACTTGCCATGCTAGATAAGAGTAACAATACTCCATCTAGATCACCATTATCCGTCCATACAAAACGCAGGGGACGAGAGAGAAAAGCTTCTGAAGAAGATATTTTTGAAATTTTGAAGAAAGAGGATGTTTCGAAATCTCCATCACAGTCTTCAAATGACGAAGACGACGAGGAAGATGAAGATGAGGAGGAAGACGAAGAGGAAAACGAAGATGAAGATGAAGATGAAGATAAAAAGGAGGAAGAGGAAGAGGAAGAGGAAGACGAAGAGGAAGACGAAGACGAAGACGAAGATGAGGAGGAAGTATCCGTAACCTCTAAGAGAATTCTCCCCATCACCCCTAAGAAATTCACTATTTCGACTCCTAGAACACCTACCGAACGTCTTCAAAAGAAAAAGCAGGGTACCGATAAACGAACTTTCCTTTCTAAGTTGAAAGAATTTAGATATAGTATTCTCAGAGTTGTCCATAATGAAAATACACTTCAATATGTTGTTTGTTTTGATCCGTATGGTCAAATTGTGTTTATCTCATGTGAAGATGAGGTAGTTGACCTTAAATCGATTAAGGATTCCGTTGACGTTATTAAACTCATCCCTTGCAAGGAAACAACAGATAATCCTCTCGATGAAGCTTTTGTAAATGCTGTTAAAGAACGAGTAAATCTTTCTGTTTATGGTCTCATATTCTATAACGGTGAGGATTATCAGATATCGGAAAGAAATAGTAGAGGTTTTTTTAAGGATCATTTTTACAAGTTGAAGGGTAAAAACGACAAACAGAAACTTTCTTTTCCTCAAACCTTCGTCATCATTCAATCGGAAGATGTGTTCAGTGAACCACTTCTTCTTATCGAGACTAATCGTGAGAATTATGAAAGTATTAAGGTTCAGCAAGAAGTGAGTAGTCGAAAAACTTTCTCCCAAATTTCTGGAAGCTTGAAAACTCTTGTTGAGACTATGGAAAATTTTGAAACAGTTTACAAGAGACATTCAAAAGGTGTTGTAAATGATTCTAGAGTGATGGCTAAACATTCTAAAAAATATTATGAAAAGTATTCTCGTCAAGAACTTGACGGTGATGAAAAAGAGACATACGATCTAGTATCACTAAACATGTTTCTTAGATTCCAATTCTTTAATCAAAACATCGAGTTGATGGATCGTCTTCATGAATTGAAGGATTACCTCGATAAAGCAGATAGAATTCTGAAGAAGGCCGTTGAGGAGATCGACGATAAAGATGAAAATGTTCGAACAAAGATTGTATCTCGCGAGGAAATTAATAAGTATATTTAAGTTTTACGTAAAAAGAATAATGAGACATAAAATGACTCATTTTATTCTTCGTCCCGCTACGGCTATAACCAATCCAATGGCATTGTTCAATTTCTCCTCAATAAACGCGTCATTGAATATTATTTCGCTTTTATATTTTATTATAGTTTCTATCTTTAGGAATATGATACCGAAAGACCAAATTATTTCTTGGTATGTTTATGCGGGGATCTTTTTTGTCATGCTTTCCTTTCTACTTGATGGGGATAATATACCTGGAAGACCTTCCGCTGGCGGCGTTGCCAATAGAGACCAAACTCCTTTCACAGAAATTCTTAGCGAGAGTGATATTATATTGGTATAATTTTTTGGATTATATAAAATGTTTGTCTTCTATGTTTTCTTGGCAATATTGATTGCTATTTTAGGTATTAGTTCATATTCATATGAAAAACTTGTTCCGATAACCGAAAACTCAGATGTCTCTCTCAAATTATTTTTATCCACACTTATCATTGCCAGTGCGGTAGTTTTTATGACTTTTTTTCTCAGATTTATCAATTACATTGATATCGAACGAGGAATTAATATGCTTTCATTTGGAACCCTAGTTACATCCATTCTCTTGATTCTATCCTATAGTTATCTAGACAAGGAACGACAAAGTGGGGTTGAATACGAAGAAAAATATGATGCTCTTAAACAGGTCGAAAATAACACCAATGCAAATGAACGCAATACGGCATTTATCATTGGAATTATCGGTTTAGGAATTGTTGGTGCATATCTATTTATTTTGCTCGGAAAAGTATTTTATTCAAAGAATATTACAACCACTATAACAGTAAAAGAACCACTAATCATTGAGCCAGTTGCCGAGAAATTAATTAAACTTGATTATGAACAACTTAGAAGGAAGTTTATTACTTAAAATGACTGACAAGAAAATACATTTCATTATTTATATTTTGAACAAAAGTGATTTAGCAAATAGCGAGTTAGTTTATGCTATGTCAAAAATAGATGATTCTAAATTCTTAGAATTGATGATCGTTTTTAATAATGATAGTTTTTTCAATGTTATATCCCATGGATATATTCAGGATGTTTTAAAAGATCATAAACAACTAAATCATTTTTCAATTGAAAGGGTGGCAAAGAAATTAAGCAAGAAGGATACTAATTTTGTAAAACGTCTGTTTGAACAAGAATTGATCAGTCTGGCTCTTTTCTATGAAAACTATCTCATATTTAATTTGTCGTTGACTACCGAAAATATAGAATTTTTTAAGAGTGATAAAAACCCAAAAATCTATCGATATAAAAAAAATGTTATATTGAATGAGAAAGTATATTCGATAAAAGATCTTTTTCTAAACGGAGATCAATCAAAAACAAAATATATAGAAGGAGAATATCGTATAGAGAAGATTATACTTTCTCCATAGTTTAAATTTATATTAATAAATTTAAACTATAAAAAATGATACAAACGAATATAGGATAAGAAAAATATACCCTAATTGAACTGGATCATTCTCAAACCCACGATCAATCTCATTTGTTTGGAATGAAAAAACGGTCAAACCGATACTGATAAGTACTAATGTAAAACTCAATCCAAGAAGAGGATAGAAATTTTTAGTAGTATATAACATACCAAATGTGGCTACAATAAATAACGATACCGCCGATAACAAAGCAAAATACCATGAGATTGACCCTTGATTGGTCTTGGTCATAAAGTTATAATTCATCATTACCGTTACATAATACCAGACAAGAAAAACATAAGTTGCTATGATACTATAGAAGAAAAAATCTTTGTATAAAACATAATTATATGGATCCTGGTTTTTAAGGAAAAAAAGAGCAGTATATGGATAGTTTGGACTTATTCTTTTTTCAAGAATTTTGTCGATCGTTGTCATCTTTACTTTTTAAAGACTCTGGGGAAAGGAAATTATTCAAAAAACTCTTCGACTTTTCTTGTGGCCTTTTTTAGAGCCGAATCGGAAAGATTATTTTTTTTACCGAAACTTTTCAATGGAATTCCTTTTTTCTCGCAACATTTTCTGACAATCGCACATGCAATATGATGAGGTTTACAGGAAAGTAAATTATCCTTATTATCGACAATTTTTCTGGAAATTTTTGTAAATTCTTCGATATGTTCTTCTAGATTATTTTTCCGACATATGTCGGCGATCTCATCGGCTGGATGCAAAATAGCAATCGAACAATGTTCTTCGTCATCATGGATCGATGGGGTTAGAGATGTTCCGGAGAGAGATTTAAGACAGCAATTAATTTCCTTTCTACCTAAACCTAGCTCGTCGGCAAGAGCTATTGGATCAAATTTTATTTTCATCTTCTGATAAGCAACATATATTTCTTTAAAAGTATTCTTTTTATCATCTCTCACTTTCTTGATAAAAAATTCCCCTTTTCGATTCATACTGGCTCTGGCTACAATTTTAACCTCTTCTGGAACTCCCTTAACAGCATCTAATACACTTGTTTTACTGCCGCTTGTATTTGAATGGGTTCCTCTCTGATCAAAACCATATTCGAGTTGGGCTTCCATCATTAGCCCGCACTTATTACAAACGGTTCTTCCATCAATATCGGTTGAAAATAAATGTTCACATTCATGATAATCGGACATTTCACTATAGTTTTCTCTTAAAGTTTTCACTTTTGAACCTCCGTCTATAGATAATTTTTATTTTTTTAAATATGTAAAAAGATGAAAATACCAGAGTATTTGATAAGTATATTTCTATACTTAACTTACCTAATTATTTTTATCTGTGCGGTGATTTTTTACTCAAAACTAGAGATCAATATTCGAAGTGACGGTGGATATATTACCGCTATAACATTAACCGGATGTTCCTTTCTGGCATTTAACATGTATTTCTTTTTCAAATTATTTGAACATATGAAGAAAAAGAATGTACTTTTTTCTCTTTAATATAAAATACCATGAGCAGTTATCCACAGCAAATGAGAGGACCGCCGCCGGGAATGACAATGGGTGGAGGTAACTCAAAAGAAACACAATTAATGCTTCATAGACTACATGCCAATAGTCACCAGACGACTTTTATTGGGGCTTGGTTACTTGGTGGTTTTGCAATTTTAACTATTATTGTATCGATATTTCTTATGATCGGAGTTTGGCAATCAAACTCTAATAAAACTGACATATTTCAAACTTATTGTTATGCTATATGGGGGGTTTTAAGCGGTGGGTTGGCATTAGTAATTGGTTTTCTAATATATTTTCACTGGAATATGAAAAATCTTTGGAAGAAAGGACGATCTAATATTGATTTAGCATTTGATAGTGATCCGTATGGGGATAGAAAGAAGGTTGATCCGGCTACAAAGAAGATCCGTGACGCTGAAGCCAAATTCCGTCTTGAGCAAATCAATGCTCAGGCCGAAAGATTAAAAACTAATCAAAGGACGGTTGCTACTGGGGCCCCGCAGTTTCGCGGGGCTTCTTAGATTCGCGGGGCTCCCCGTGGTCGCGGGTCTTCTTCGATGATATCACCCTCTTCTCTGGATTTCTAGAAGAAAGAGAATATTTATCATCTCCACTAATAGCCTCATATATAAATGAAAGAATAACCAGTGGTATGAAAATGGGCGTAAATATGAATGCGATAATGTAACATATTGGTTTTGGGTATCCAGTATTATAACACATCCAATCTGCCAAATATATAAATGAAGCTATCAATAATACAAAAAATCCAATCGGAAAAAATATTAAAGACAATATAACACCCGTCGCATTCAGTAGAAATTCTGGTTGTTTTCTTTTTATCATTCTTTTTTATGCGGGGAGATTTTTCATATTCTAATAAAAAGTAAAATGGCTTCACCACTTACCGATCAGTATGTTTCTCAATTGGCTACGCCGTTCACCGGCACAGATACCCGAAATCTTATCGCTGGCGGTGCGGATAAAATTCCAATAGGGAACGGTATCCATGTCGAGATGATTGCACTCCTCTTCGTGATTTTTATTCTTATATTATTTATAACAGTTATACTTGGAATTATTTATAGTAAGTATTATCAGGACAAACATAACCCATATAAGGGGTTAACGTCAGAGGAGAAAAAGGCTCTTGGAGATGAATTTATATATACAGATTATCAATATGTATCTGTTGCAGGTGGAGTTGCAGGAGTAGTTGGTCTTTTTTTTATCTTTGCATTTTTGGGAAGGTGGATTGGTTTTTACGATAAGACTCTTATAGTATCAAATAGTATTGCTGAGGATATTGCAGTTGCTATGCGCGTAAAACAAGCAAATAAAAATGTTGCTGGTCTTCTAGCAGCCAGTGTTCATCCCCTGGACAACGCGGAATCAAAAGCGGCTAGAGAAGAACTTCGTGATCATCTAAATACAGCAGTCAAAAACAGTTTCAAGTATGAGACGAATGCCGAAAAAAGTAAACTGACGGCAGGCGTCCCGGCAGGCGCCCCGGCAGTCGAACCACCTGGTTGGTTTTCCAGGAAATTCCGTCAACAATATCAATTGTAAGTTTAAAAGTTATCAATTGTAAGTTTAATACAAAAATATTTGTATCAATATAAAATGTCATCTGTAACTAATTTGTTTGGTTCTTTGCCAGCGACACAGCGGCTTAGTAATCTAGATAAAGCAAATGTCCCATTTGAACCATTTATTGGAAATGATTACATTCGTCAAACTTATTATGCGTTTACAATTATAATTTTTTTACTAGGTCTTATCGGGGTTGTATGTGGTTTTGGGGTTATTGGGAATCTATTTTTCTATAATAATCCGAATATTGTAGCGGAACATCTAGGTGCTTCGACTTTTGACGATGATGGTGCGGCCGATACAAAATACAAGGACATGAGAGCTACACTTATCGCCTCGTTAACATGCTGTAGTATTGTAGGAATACTTGTTCTTATTATGATCATTCTCTACTTCTTTTTTCTTGAACAAGATCTTCTTTTTTCAGAGAGAATGAGCATCAATTTGGCAACTATGACCCAAGGTCCTGATCGTGCTCATCGGGCGGCAGGTCTACTCAGTACTCTTGTATATCCTCAAGGTGCTACCGGAGAAGATGACACTGCACGAAATAATTTGGCCAATGATATTCTTCAGAATCTTCGAAAGGCTTATTACAAATACAATGATATCGAACCGTCGAACGATGAATATCAGCAATTGGTCAGAAATGTTGGAATTTCTCGTACACAAGCCCAGACAAACTTCATTAATCCTAGTGGTATGGCGACACCGGCGGAGATTGCTATTATACGAGAACAAGCTATGCGCTTATATCCTAATGAAATTCCCAGACAACAAACTTATATTAGAGAACAGTTGGGATTCTATGAGGGACGGACAGAGCCTACCGTCGCAGAACGAGACGTTTTTGGGGAAGAGGCAGAGCGGTTACATCCAATCACCGTCGCAGATTATGCTGCCAAAAGACTGGCGTACGTTAACCGATTTAATAATCCTAATCTTCTTTCAAGAAACGGTCTTACGGGCAATGGCTTTATCGCGCCAATGACTGAAGAGGAAAGAACTAACATGTTCTACGGAACTGCTATCGGTAATGCCGCTCTTAATCCACGGGTTGTGGAAGAAGCAAGAGTCGCTGAAGAAGCAACAACGGCAGCAGCCACTGCTACCACCGCAGCAACAACGGCGGAAACTGCTGCAACTGCAGAGCGTGATCGAAATATTGCCGAGGCACGGAGGTTGGCTGCTATTTATAATCCATTAGCCGTAAATATTCCCCTACAACAAAGACAGCATTCTATAAACATGACGAATTTAGATCTATCTAGGACAATATCGTACGGCTATTGCCGGTGGTAGAATTCACCC